GTGTAACTTTGCTATTTGATGCTTACCTCTGTAATGCTAGTTATTCGTTACAAACTACAACAGGCGGCATTTATTCTGCGGGCGGTTACTTGCCGTTTACGGGAACGCATGATGGATTGATTGAAGTAACTGATACGCCGATTGTTGGTGACATTGTTGTTGATTACCAAATTGAAGCGGTGTTAGATGTATCAAACATTGTTATGCTTTATAAAAAAAGCACAACTGCAAATCAAAAAGGCGTTATTGGCGTATGTATCCAAGTTTTTGATGTACCGCCAACCGATTGGGATGAATATTTAGATGCAGGGGAAATTGACCCCGTTACAGGCAATCCCGTACCAAATCCTACGCCTATCCCAAACCCAATGTATTACCCTATCCCTGCGGGGCAAAAGGTAATTCACATTAACGCTTTAGGCGAAGGGCTTATAAATGTATGCGGCGAAGGCGGTGACATTGAAATTGGCGACCTAATTGTTACAAGTTCTATTGCTGGCAAAGGTATGAAACAAGCGGATGATTTTGTTCGTTCTATTACAGTTGCAAAATCCCGTCAGGCAATAACTTTTTCTAGCCCAACTGACATACAGCAGATTGCTTGTATTTATTTGGGCGGTTAGAATATACAAAAGACAAGACACATTCCCCCGCGAGTACGCGGATGTTCCACCTATGTATAGGGAACGCAACAATGGCGCTCTTTTCCAAAAATGTCATAACGCAAGTTAGCGGCTTTGACAACCCCTTGATTACTGGCGAGTTGGTTTATAACCAACGATGGTATTGGAATCTGACGATTCTTGATGTTGCCGGCGCACCCGTAAATTTGACCACTGCAACTATTACAGCGGACATTGCTCGTAGGCAGATTTCAAACTTAGTGGATACCCGTAATGGGCTATCGTTTGACGTTGCCAATTACGCAACAGTTCCTACGCCTATCAACTTAACGATTGCCAACAAGGTTAATGCCGCCGGTTCATTCACGCTGGTCATTGACGATACGGCTTGGGGTTTGATTAACTCTGACCCACAATTAAAAATTGACGAACAAAATCCTGTATGTTTTACAGGAAAAATTAAACTTTCATTTGCCGCCGCTTCCCCAACGCCCGCCGAAGATGACATCATTTTCTTGATGTTCTTGGTTCGTTCGGATGGTGTTACTGTTCTTTAAGGGGTAAAAAATGGCTATACAAAAAATTGTTGTTGTTGACGGAAACAACCTTATTGTTCGCGTTGACAGGGGCGTCTCGGGTCGTGGTGTAACTGATGTTGAACCCGTTGTTATTGATGGTTCGTTGTACCTTGTTTTTACATTTTCTGATGGCACTACCGACACGGTTGGTCCTATTAGCACAATTCAATACGTTGGAACGTCACCAATTGTTGTAAACGGCTCAACAATTAGTTTGACAACAGTTCCAGTTAATTTGGGCGGCACAGGTCAAATTACCGCTAACGCGGGATTTAATGCTCTTGCACCTACGCAAACAGGCAATACGGGTAAATACTTAAAAACCGATGGCACTAATAGTGCATGGGATTTATTGGACATTTCCACCGCAGACATTACGGGCACGTTGCCAATCTTAAACGGCGGTACTGGACAGACAACTGCTAACGCAAGTTTTAATGCGCTTGCACCAAATCAAGCAACTAATACTGGTAAATATCTTAAAACGGATGGCACAAATACATCTTGGGATTTGTTGGATATTTCCACGGCAGATATTACTGGTGTTTTGCCTATTGCTAATGGTGGTACTAATGCATCCACAATAAGCGCGGCACGTACCAATCTTGGTTTGGGAACTATTGCTACGCAAGATGCAAATGCCATTGCTATTACAGGCGGTACAATTACAGGTATTACAGACCTAGCCGTAGCCGATGGCGGTACGGGTTCATCGACAGCGGCTGGCGCGATGGTTAACTTGTTGCCATCATACACAGGCAATGCAAACAAACGCCTTGGTTTAGATGGTACGGCTACGGGTCTGGAATGGGTTACTGATGGCGGTGGTACGGTTACATCAATTGATGTATCGGGCGGCACTACGGGTATGTCATTTACCGGTGGACCCGTAACCACTAGCGGCACAATTACATTAAGCGGTACATTGGATTTAGACAATGGTGGTACAGGGGCAACAACCGCTTCCGGCGCACGTACAAATTTAAATGCCGCAGACCAAGCGACCACAATCAGCGCGGGAACTGGTTTATCGGGCGGTGGTGATTTAAGTGCAAATCGCACATTGAGCATTGCAAACACAGCAGTAACGGCGGCGGCATACGGTTCGGCAAGCAATACGTTGACAGCAACAGTTAATGCACAAGGTCAATTAACAGCGTTAGCGGCTACGCCAATTGCAATTGCTAATACACAAATTTCCGGCTTGGGAACAATGTCCACGCAAAACGCAAATGCGGTTGCGATAACGGGCGGTTCAATTATAGGCATTACGGATTTAGCGGTCGCAGACGGTGGAACTGGCGCAAGCGATGCGGCGGGTGCAAGAACAAATTTAAACGCGGCTGACCAAGCCACAACCATCACTGCGGGCACTGGCTTGTCAGGCGGTGGTAATTTGTCAGCCAATCGCACAATTGACATTGCAAATACAACAGTGACAGCGGGTGCATTTGGTTCTGCATCTAATACTTTAACGGCAACTGTCAACGCACAAGGTCAATTAACCGCATTGGCGGCAACCCCGATTGCAATTGCAAATACCCAAGTATCGGGTTTGGGTACGATGTCAACGCAAAATTCTAATGCCGTAACTATTACGGGTGGAAGTATCACAGGCATTACCGACCTAGCCCTTGCGGATGGCGGTACAGGGGCATCTAACGCCCCTGATGCGCGTTCTAATCTTGGCTTGGGTAGTGCGGCAGTATTGAACGCGGGCGTTGCCCTAGGCGTTGCTACGCTAGATGCGGGCGGTACTGTACCTTTGTCGCAAATCCCTGCAAGTATTCAAGGCGGCGTAAGTTATCAAGGCGCATGGAACGCATCAACCAATACTCCTACGCTTGTATCTAGCGTTGGTAGCAAAGGTTACTATTATGTTGTTTCCGTTGCGGGCAATACAAACCTTAACGGTGTAACCGATTGGTTGGTAGGCGATTGGGCAATCTACAACGGTACGGCATGGGAAAAGATAGATAACACCGACCAAGTGGCAAGCGTTAACGGCTACACGGGCGTTGTTGTTTTGTCTAACACCGATGTTGGCGCACCGCCTACAAGCCTAACAATCAGCGCGGGAACGGGTTTAAGTGGTGGTGGTAGCCTAGCCGCCAACCGCACCATTTCAATCGCTAATACAACCGTTACCGCCGCGCCTTATGGAACTGCAAGCGCAGTACCTACATTTACAGTAAATGGTCAAGGTCAACTGACTGCGGCATCTGATGTAACGATTGCTATTGCCAATACGCAAGTATCAGGGCTTGGCACAATGTCAACCCAAAACGCAAATAGCGTTGCCATCACAGGCGGTAGCATAACGGGCATTACTGATTTGGCTATTGCCGATGGTGGAACGGGTGCAAGTACGGCGGGCGGTGCATTAACTAATCTTGGTGCGATTGGTTCTATTACATCTACGGATGGTTCAATCGTTGTAACGCCATCAGGAACAACGGTTAACTTGGCGGTATCGGAGGCATCCCCCGCTTCTACTTTGTTAACGCAAGTTCGTAACACTACGGGCGCAACTTTAACTAAAGGTACGGTTGTTTATATCTCAGGTGCTACGGGTCAGATTTCAACCGTATCAAAAGCCATTGCATCGGGTGATTCAACATCCGCGCAAACCTTGGGCATGATGACAAGCAACCTAGCAAACAATACAAACGGATATGTAACAGTTTTTGGTTTGCTAGAAAACATGGATACATCGGCATACACCGATGGCGCACAACTTTATTTAAGCGGTACGGTAGCGGGCGCGGTAACGGCTACAAAACCATCTGCACCTATCCACTTGGTTTATGTTGCCGTTGTTGAATACGCGCATCCAACGCAAGGTAAGTTGTTGGTTAAGGTACAAAACGGATATGAACTTGATGAAATACACGATGTATCAATTGTTACACCCGTAACAGGACAAACACTTGTTTACAATAGCGCAACTGATTTATGGGTTAACAATACTGTATCTTTAACTGCGGGCGTTAACGGAACATTACCCGTTGCAAACGGCGGTACGGGCGTTACAACTTCTACGGGTACTGGTTCGGTAGTTCTATCTACAAGCCCAACATTGGTTACGCCTTTGCTTGGTACGCCTACATCGGCTACTTTAACCAACGCAACTGGTTTGCCATTAACAACAGGCGTAACGGGTACGTTGCCTATTCTTAATGGTGGTACAGGTCAAACAACTGCTAACGCGGCGTTTAATGCTTTAGCACCAAGCCAAACGGGTAATAGCGGTAAGTACCTTACAACTGATGGTACGGATACATCTTGGGCATCAAACCCATTGGGTACAGTAACTAGCGTTGGCGGCACAGGCACAGTTAGCGGCATTTCATTGTCGGGAACTGTTACTACATCAGGCAATTTGACGCTAGGCGGTGCGCTTGATTTATCTGCATACAACGGTGCGGGTGCTTTTACTACGCTGAGTGCGAGTGGTGCAACTACTATTTCAGCGCAACTTACAGCATCTACTAATGATGGGTCATACGCAATAATAGGCAAAGACACTAGGGCGTTTAGTGCGGGTGTTACTGGCCCAATGTTAGGTTTTTTTGGACTTGATTCAACATCAACAAATAATTCACTTGGTGCATTTCGCGCACTTGCACAAACAAGTCAAAACGGAACATTAGAGGCAAGGGTTTTATCAAGTGGCTCTATAACCACTATAGGCACATTTTCCACTACTGGTTTTGCAGTTACTGGAACGCTTAGTGCGGGAAATACAACGCTGACAGGAACAAGTGCGCTTACAGTAAATCGGTCTGGTGCGCAGGGTCAAATCTCATTTCAGAATAACGGCACAACTACAGGTATTTTAATTGCGGGTACAACAAACGGCTTGGTATTTTATGACGGGGCGGCAGGGTTGCAGATGGGAACATGGGCATATTCTGCAGGTTTTTCAGTTACAGGGTCAGGGTTTTTTACAGGGTCTGTATCTATTGGCACAAGCAGTTCACCAACTAAACTAAATGTATATGTTCCTAATTCAACAGGGCCAGTTCTTACATTGGGCGGTACAGATGGTATTGGAAAAATAACGGGTGTTCGTCTTGGATATGGTGAAGGCGGCTCATACATGAAAAGTGCCGTTTTATTTGAAAATACTGGAGGGGGTAACGGCCTAGGCTCACTTGCTTTATGTGTAAATACTGTTGCTGATTCTTCTAATGCAACTATTTCAGATGCTAAGTTAACTATAAATTCGTCAGGCAATGTAGGTATTGGTACAAATAACCCTACCGCAATATTGCACGTTAATACTGGTTCTTCTCCACTTGCTACATTTGAAACTAACAATGTAAATGGTGGCTACAACGCTTATTACAACGGTTCAAATGTTCCCTTGTATATTGGTTTTGGTGCAACTCTAGCATCAGGTGCTTCAACTTCTGATGGCGTAATTCGTTATCAATCAGGCAATAGTTTAATTATTGCTCAATCAGGTGCAAATATTGCAAGGTTTGACTCTGGCGGTAACTTGCTGGTGGGGAAAACATCACCGGCTGATACAGTTGTTGGGTCAATGATTAGGGGTTCGGGCTACATTACCTCAACATGGGCAGAGTCAACAAATGACACAACCACTTATCATGTCTATTCAACGGGTGCGGGCGCATATCGTTTTTATGTTGGTCTTGGTGGAACTATTAACGCTACAAGTACAACTATTACTGCAATTTCTGACCAACGCCTCAAAGAAAATATTCGTAATATTGATACGGGTCTAGATTCAATCATGGCTCTTAAACCAAGACGCTTTGATTGGAAAGAAGGCAAAGGTCAAGACAAAAAAGATGTTGCTGGTTTTATTGCACAAGAATTTGAAGATGTATTCCCCGAATGCGTTGGTGTGTCAAAGGCTGGTGGAGATGGTATTGAATACAAGAACATCAACCATGAAACATTGATTCCGACTTTGGTCAAAGCAATGCAAGAGCAACAAGCAATCATTGAATCACTCAAGGCACGTTTGGATGCCGCTAATCTTTAAACTGAAAGGTAAATTATGACTGCAACAACAACTTGGATTATTGAATGGATGCAATGCAAACCAACTGAAGGAACACTCACAGATGTGGTTGTTACTGCGGGATGGCGTTGCAATGGCGTTCAGGACACCTACAACGCAACCATTTATTCAACTTGCTCATTCCCCTTGCCTGATGGCACATTTACGCCATACGCTGATTTGACGCAAGAACAAGTGTTAGGTTGGTGCTATGCCAATGGCGTTGAAAAAGAAACAACAGAAGCGGCTATACAAGCCAACATTGATAGCCAAATTAACCCGCCAATTATTCAGCCGCCCTTGCCTTGGGCTACTGTTTTGGCATAATATTTATGGGTAAACCGCCAACCCTAATGGCGGCATCTTTTAGGAAACAAAAATGCAAGACATTACACTAACTTTGACCGTTGAAGAAACAAACGCAATCCTGCAAGTGTTAGGCGATTTGCCTACCAAAACTGGCGCATGGAACTTGGTTGTAAAAATCAAGAAACAAGCGGATGACCAAACGAAAGCACCGCCCGATGCCATCCAATGATGTTGAATCAAGATTAGACAGTCATGAAGCCATTTGCACATTGCGTTATGAAATGCTTTGTGCAAGGCTTAAACGGCTAGAAGGAATATTAATCAAAGCGTGCGGGGCTATGCTTGTCGGCATGGCGGGTGTCGTGTATTCATCACTTGCGCATTTGAGATGAGATGCGTTGGTTGCTCCTGTTATTGCTGTTGGCACTGGTGGGAGCCGTAGCCAAAAATGGCTGTCACGTGCGTGAGTTTTATGGCATAGGTTATACGATACACAATCCATCTGAACGACATCAGCAGATGATTGCGTGGTTAAAAAACAATGCGGCACATTGTGCGTCTGCGGACTATGTGGTTTTGTGGAACAATTTAGCAGAATGGGCGGGCACAGCGGATTCAGCGGAAACAAGAAGTTTAATCATCCACGGGTATCAAGAGGCACTGAAGCGTGAAAAAAAATGATTACGTTAGACAAATGGTATCCGTACATTATTGAGCGACAAGGCGTGCAGACAATTGCGTTTAATGCGGCTGTAAAAAAAGTACAAGAAGAATACGCGCTTGCTGTTGAGGCAAATAAAAAAGAACGTGTTTCAAATGATTTTGTTGTTGATTTATATAATAAAAACGCACGACAAAATACGATTGAACTTGAGATGTTTGAAAACCGCAGACGTTTCCAAATCTTTGTATGACATGGCCTAAAATATATTATGCAAAACACCAAAGACAAACTGGTTTACACAGTGACAATTTGCGTAACGCTGACCCTGTGTTTCTCCGTGTTAAGCATGGTGGTCGCCTTTATGTTGGGGCTATGGGCAAAAGAGGTGGACAATGCGGAAATTTTCAAAATGATTTCACCAGCGTTCAGCACCCTAATTGGCGGGATGATTGGGTTCCTGAGTGGTATCAAACTGAACCAAGACGATTCTGAGAAACCAAAGGAGAACAAAGATGATGGGATTAGATGCACTCTTGCAAGTGGGCGGGAAACTGATAGACAAACTGATACCTGACCCCGAGGCGAAAGCCAAAGCGCAGTTTGAACTGCAAAAAATGGTACAAGACGGTGAGTTGGCTCGCATGGCTAACGAAACCAAACTGTTTGAGGTTGAGCAAGAAAACGTCACCAGACGCGTTGAAGCGGATATGGCTAGTGACAGTTGGCTGTCCAAAAATATACGCCCTATGACGCTTATATTCTTGTTGGTTGCCTATTCCGGCTTTGCTACCGCTTCAATTTTTGATTTTGAAACCCGTGGTGCATACGTTGAGTTGCTTGGGCAATGGGGTATGTTGGTTATGTCGTTTTACTTTGGAGGCAGAACAATGGAAAAAATTGCAGACAGGGTTAAAAAATGACACCACACTTTACGCTTGCGGAATTAACGCACACCGACCACCGCGAACTGGAGAACATTCCAAATGAAACCGAACTGGCAAACATTCAAAGATTGGCTGAATTCCTTGAAAACCTCAAAACCGTTCTTGGCGGTAAGCCAATTATGGTTAACAGTGCGTTCCGCAGTAAAGCGGTTAACGACGCGGTAGGCAGTAAAGACACGTCACAGCATCGCATAGGTTGTGCGGCTGATTTGCGCGTGCCTAGCATGACCCCTGACGCGGTGGTGCGTGCCATTATTGCATCCGATTTGCCGTATGACCAAGTGATTCGGGAATTTGACCGATGGACACACGTTAGTATTCCAAATGAACCCGCCCGCGCACCGCGTAAACAAGCGTTAATTATTGACAAACAAGGCACTAGATTGTTTGTTGCTTAATTCAAGCAATTCGTGTTCGCTGATGCCGTAATGCTTTTCAAAGCCTTTGTGCCCAAGCCCATGGACACCCGTGTTACCGCGATGATGTTCTGTGCATAAACCAATGACAGGGGCATTGTCACGTTTACCGCCAAATCGTCTAATGTGATGGATTTCACACGGCGTTTGTCCAAGGTTAAGGTGTCTGCATAATATGCACCCGAGTGATGCGACTTGTTCATAGTGTTTCTTTGTAATATTTTTCATCAAATGACTTTAAAGCAGATTGAGGAACCGAATAAAACTCACCGCGACCAACATTTATTAGATTCTCAGGTCGCAGGAATTTGTCTCGCCCAATTGAACCGACAAGCCGCACATGAGATGCGCGAATTTCAGTTAAGACAAAAAAGTCGCATGGCTTTTCGACAGACCAACTCACGGCATTCAGATTGCCGCCTTCGGTAAATGTACTTTTAACATCAATTGTTCTGCCATCAGACAATGTTAAATCAGCACCAAATTTTCTAAAGTCGCAGTTTAAATCAAAATTTAAATTTAACACTTTTGCGACTGCATATTCTGTAATAACCCCGTCGACAGACATTTGCAAAGCGTTTTGCGTGGGGTCTTGTTTGCGTTCTGTGCCTTGCTTACTGGTAATTTCGTGCCGTTTTCTGCCTATAAACCAACAAATTTCCAATTCAGTAACCGTAGGGTAAAAATTTAAATATCTTTTATTATGATTGGTCATGTTGTTGCTCGACCTTCTGCACGTGCTGATGATTCCAAACTACGCCACACTTCAATTTTGGCTTCTGCCGCAATCATTAGCCAACGCAAACGTTCACATTTAGCCACGGCTTGTTCCAATGCACGCAAATGCGCTTTGTAATCGTCATGTGAATACGCATAAGTTTCTTTTGCAGACTCTGTTTTTTCGCTACTAGAGGCCATTAGAGAGGCTTTAATTGTTTTACGGTACTCAGTCATGTAAATTACATTTGCTTTCGCCTGAGCGTATTCTGATGCGTTGTCGCGTATAAAATCCAGTGCCTTAAACGGGCTGATGTCTTGTTCTGTCATGATTCGTTTCCTTTTGTTGAATGATTGCGGTGTAATATTGTTTTGGCATGGGTGCTTTTTTGTCCAACAAATCTCGGAACCATTCAGCCCCGCCAAGTTGGTTAAAAATAATCCATTGCCTATCTGACATTCGTATTTGTCTGCCTATAAGTTTTTCGGGTGGTTTGGGTCTTGGCATTTACAACTCTTGTACTGTGACGCGATACTGCTTGCCTTGCATATCGATTACGTCAATGGTTTTAGTAGTGGAACAAAATTCGCCAAATTCGCCAAGGTCAAATTGAATCTTGCCAACTTGGTCAAGCAAATGTTCGCTGTCTTTGTTTAACAGCGAGTGTTGTATGACAGTAGCGATGTAATCGCAGTAGGCCATTTTTAATATTTTACTCATCATGATTTCCTTTTTAAAGATGCCAGCATTTCACGCTCGGCTTGGGTTGGAGGTCTGGTTGTTTTCTCGTCTGCTTTAATTTTGGCTAATGCCGCGTCAGGCTCATTTGACGCAGGAACTGTGAGCCTAACTATGTCGTAAGGATTAGGTTTTGCCGCCTTACTGTTGCGTACCCAATTGCGCCATGTTGCCGCCCAATCAAGTTTTACGCCTTTTTGCCCTGCTTGTGCAATCCAATAATCTTTAAACTGCTCTGCTGTCTGCCTTATGTTCAGGTCGGGTCGTTCTGTCTGTGCCCACTCGCCCCAAGGCTTTGGCAAAAACCAATCTTGGGCGAGGCGTGAGCCACGCTGTTGCTTTATTATTGGTTTATGGTTTATGGTTATTGGTTTATGGTTAGCATTAGGGGTAACATCAGGTTCGGATAGGGGGGCTATACCATCCGCATGCCAACGCTTTGCCGCACCCTTTTTACCACCATCGGACATACGTTTAAAACTGGCTATTTCCTTATCGCAACGACTGTGATGCCAACCATCTTCTTGAAGGATAAAAAAATCATCTAGGACAGTTGTTATGTCTGATGCGTAACAGCGCAAACGTCTTGCTACCGCTTGAAGGTCAATCGGTATAGGTTTTTCTGTGTTGTAGTACATATCAAGTAAACGTCGATATGTTAAATCCTCATCATTGGATAAATGAGCAGTGTTGGCGCGGTAATCGCCAATATGAAACTGAAAATAGTGCATTAAGCATCTCCGCAAACTCCCAAAAAAAGAAACAACGGCAGGCGGGGAGTACGCTTTTCGGATTGGGTAATTAGTCCAACCTAGCCGGTTTCAAACCATTCTATAGTGATTTTAAATGGTTGCACAATAATTTTGCACAAATGTATTATGCCGCAATTTTTTCGATACTTACAACAGCCGCGCCCCATTTAATTACTTTTTCACGACTAACGTGCAACACATCAATCTGCCCATCATCGGTAAAAATGCCGCACTGGCACAAGGCATCAAGTGTGGACTTAACAACGTTGTCTATGTCTCGAATTCTGCGGTCTGGCGGGTAAAGTTTAATCGTAACTTTTAATCTTGCATCACCAAGAGGTTCAAAACCACTGTGAATAAAGATGTTGTTAACCATATCTTTAAAGGTTCTAGCCCTCGCTGTTAGATACCTACGCGAGCCTTTAAAGCCCCAATACGTGTTAACGCTAGGTGGAAAAGGAATTGTTATTTGAAAAATATTTGTCATACATTGTGTTTTTGTGTTTATAATACTATCAGCACAATCGGTGCTATGTTCAAAAAGGAAATAAGTATGAGTAGAGTATATGACCAATGGCTAGACAGCCGCAAACACGAATCAGACGAGTTCATGCACGAATTCGAAATGCGCACAGAACGGCATTTGCAAACTGATTGGAATCCACAAAATTACGAAATGTTCATGGATGCGTTATTTGACGCAAACCTTGAGCCGTACAAAACCCAATTACAAGAAGCCATTACAAAAGGCCACATGGGTGCATTGGAGATTGGCACAATTATTTGTGACATGGTTCACGATTATTGTGAAGACAAGGCAAAACAATTAGCAAAACAAGAAATGGGGCAATCATGAAAACATTTATCGAATTACGCACAATCAATGTTAATCAGCACATTGAGAAAAAAGGCAATCTGTCATACCTGTCGTGGGCATGGGCAGTGGATTACCTATTACAAGAAGACCCGACCGCGCATTGGGGATTCCATGAGCCGACGTACTTTGGCGAAACAATGATGGTGTCTTGCACAGTAGAGGCGATGGGCAAATCGATGTATATGCATTTGCCTGTGATGGACAACAAAAACAACGCTGTCAAAAACCCTGACGCACGCAAAATTTCAGACGCAATGATGCGCTGTTTAGCCAAGTGCATTGCTACTTTTGGAATTGGTTTATATGTGTATGCCGGAGAGGATGTCCCGTCTGTCGATATGCCCGAGGAGGAGGCTATTGATGTTGAGGTAATGATTGACGCAATCATGGCATCTCCATCGCTTGAGCAACTGCGTGAAATTTACTTCGCAACAGTTAAATCTGCACGCGGCAATCAGGACACAATGAAACAGTTGGAAGCCGCCAAGGATGCACGCAAAAACCAACTGACCGAAGGTGCTGTCAATGAATAAGCAACCTTACATAAACATCGAGCAAGGTTCAGACGAGTGGAAAACAGCCCGCCTTGGTCATGTGACTGCCAGTAATATGGCAGACGTTATGTCCAAAGGTAAAGGCTCTAGCGAGGCTGTAGGGCGTTACAAATACAAGGTGCGATTGGTAGCAGAGCGACTGACGCAAACGGCTGGTGAATCGTATTCCAATGCCGCTATGGAGTGGGGCGTTGAGCAAGAACAGTTTGCTTGTATTGCATATGAATCTATTTTGGAGACTTTTATTGATAAAACAGGTTTTTGGTTGCATCCAACAATCCAATGGCTTGGTGTATCGCCTGACCGCTTAGTAGGCACAGATGGCCTTATCGAGGTCAAGTGTCCAAATACGACCACGCACCTTAATTACCTGTTTGAAAATAAAATCCCAACGGACTATTACAAACAGATTCAATGTCAACTATGGGTTACGGGTCGCCAGTGGTGCGACTTTGTATCCTATGACCCACGACTGCCAAAACGTAATCAACTTTTGATTATTAGGACAGGACGAGACGAAAGTCTCATTAAGGAGATGGAAGCCGAGACCTTGCAATTCTTGTCTGAAGTCAATCAATTAATCATCAAACTTGAAGGATAAATCATGGCAGTTAATAAATTTATAGGCATTGGTAACTTAGGTAAAGACCCTGAGATGCGTTTTATGCCCGATGGCAAGGCAGTAACCAATTTCAGTATTGCTATCAGCGAAAAGTACAAAGACAAGTCAGGCGAGGCCAAGGAAGTAACAGAATGGGTCAACGTGGCGTTCTTTGGCAAACTGGCTGAGATAGCCGGTGAGTACCTAAAAAAAGGCTCTAAGGTCTATATCGAAGGCAAGATGAAAACGGAAAAGTACTCCAAGGATGGTGTTGACCGTTACACAACCAAAATCATTGGCGAAAAAATGGAAATGCTATCCAGTAAAGGCGAAACTGCTGAAACGCCACGGGCACAAACAAAACCCGTAGAAACATTTGAAATGGATGATGAAATTCCGTTCTAAATAAGGCAGAATGTAATTGAGCGCAGTTGCCACGGTGCTCGTTACTCACAAGGGGGATATCGAAAGATGTCTCCCTTTTTTTCGCCATAGAAAGTCATGTAACCCCATTGCGCACCGGCATTACCAGTTTTAACGCGAGTGCTCCACAAAATCCCACAAAAGACCACAAAAAAACAAAATTTGTTGGTCTTTGTTATGGACCATAGACAGTGCTTCTGTTTTTGAAAACTCCGGTATTCAACTTAAATTTATTTTTTTAAAATTATTTGCAAATATTTGTTGCAAAGTATGACAAACGCTGAAATCCCACTATAATACTTCTATGGCAACATCGCCATACTGTGAAAAAAGGAATTAATCATGCGTAAACAAATCAAAATTACAGAGGTTTTTCTCAAGCCCGAATACTTCAATCCTGTTTTAAATTGCACAGTGCCCGGTGCATGGACAGCCGTTTTCAATAACGGTTTTGAAGTTGCTATCTGCCGCGAATGGGAAGCATCAACAGCCGAGGATGCTCAAGCCTATTACGAAATGCACCACGAAGGAGCAACAGCATGAAAGTAGAATTTACAAGACATGGCGGTGCTTATGACCGCGGTTCAGCCGATAAATATTATGGTCGCGCTTTTGCACCACATTATTACAAAGGCGATACGTTGCAATCTAAATTGATTACAAAGTTAAATTCAGAGGAATTAGCCGCTTATACCAAGGGCTACAACGAACAAACAGACCAAAAGGACTATGGTTCATTATGAAATTCATTAAACAACTTGCAGTTTGGGTTGCACAAGCCCTCGTCAGTTTGGCGTTTGTATTAGGTGGTGCATTATTTTTAATTGAATATATGTCAGGATGTGGCGAAAACTACATCGATTCCAAGGGTGTTAGCCACCCTAACCAGTGTTTTTTTATCAATCGTTAATCATTCAAAAGGAAATTTATCATGGCACACGAACTTACTATCCGCGCAGATGGCTACACAGAAATGGCTTTTGTTGGCGGCACACCTTGGCATGGCTTGGGTCAGGAACTTGACCAAAACGCTACCATTGAGCAATGGCGCAAAGCCGCTGGCATGGATTGGAGCATCGAATCAACACCAGTTCGTTATGAACCGCATGGTGCAGACGGTGACTTGCTTCAAGTAACACGGCAAAATGTTTTGTTCCGTAGCGACAATTTTGAACCTTTATCAATAGTTTCAGACCGCTATCAGATTGTGCAACCCGCAGAAGTGCTGGAGTTTTTCCGTGATTTAGTTGAGGAATCAGGCTTTCGTTTACATACTGCCGGCACATTGTTTGGCGGCAAACGCCTATGGGCACTAGCCGAAACTGGTAAATTTGCAGAGGTAAGTGATGGCGATGGTATTGGTGGATTTTTGCTACTGTCCACCTCGGCAGACAAATCCCTAGCCACCACAGCCCGTTTTACCAGTGTGCGTGTGGTTTGTAATAACACTTTGTCGCTATCAGTACAAAACAATGCCCACAGCGTATCGTTTACACATGCACGCAAGTTTGACCACGAACTAATCAAATCCAAATTAGGTGCGGCAGTCGCATCGTTTGATGGTTTTATGGAAATGGCAAAACATTTAGAACGTCAACGTATTACAACAGAGCAAGCCAATAATTTTATTAAACGCATATTGTTTACGGCAGACCAGTTAAATCAGCCTGACTTTATCGTGGAAAAAAGCCGCCCATACAACAAAATCCTAGACCTATTTAAAGGCGAGGCCAAAGGTAGCGAGTTGGTCGGTGATAGCAAATGGGCATTGCTAAACTCAGTTACCGAGTATTTTGACCATCATCATCCATCACGCACAAATGATGCTCGTTTAAATAACACATGGTTTGGCAATGGCGATATGGTTAAAAACAGAGCAGTCGCTGTGCTAACCTCTTGACAGATATTACAAGTCTGATATCATAGCCCTCATCTAATACATGAGGGTTTTTTATGTCCAACGCCGCTACAAAAGTACGCGATGTTTTTGAGTTAACCAAACGACCAATGACATTGACTGATATACGCACAGCACGACCCGACCTAAAGTCTAGCCAAATCAGTATGGCTTTGTGCTACTTCATTCGGCAACGATATATGACCCGTGAGCAAATACCTAACGAACAAAGCGTGGGTCGTAAAAAGGTTTGGCTTTACACTTTTTATCAAACAAAATTACCATCGTATGAACACAACCAAAGCATGTAAGGATTGCGCTTACGCTGAAAAAAAACAATTCTATGGTGGTTATTCGTTTAAATGTTTTAATTGCCGTGAACGCCTATTGCAAAGCGAGCCGTGTAAACTAATGCGCGAAATGCTGGCAAAAACACTGCGTAAATGGGGCGAAACCCCTGAGTGGAAGGTTGAGCCACATTGCGGTTGCGTCAAATCTTGCAAGCGTAGACAATATCAAAAACAGGGGTAATGTATGCCAATCAGCAAAAAATCAGACGGATGGTATTGGGGCGGTAAAGGACCATTTGCCAGTAAACAAAAGGCTATTCAAGTTGGGCAAGCCGCCCACGCATCAGGCTTTAAAGAGGAATCACTTATGGACAATCAACTTATTGGCACATTTGTCAGCACGATGTTGCATTCAGCAACTCTTACGCACCTAATGCACTTTAAATCAATGTCATACTCTGAGCACGTTGCCCTTGCCGCGTACTATGATGCCATTCCTGACTTGGTTGACGGGCTTGTGGAATCAATCCAAGGTGCTTACGAAACCATTATTGAGCCATATCCATCCATGTTTCGCACAGGTGATGCAAAGCCATTGGCATATATGATAAGCCTACGCAATTACGTGCGCGACTATCGCGTTGAAATGCCACAGGATAGTGAAATACAAAACGAAATTGACAACATCTCTAATTTGCTCAACCAGACTGTTTACAAGTTGAAATTCCTAAAATAAAAATATAGGACAAGACATGACAACAAGCGTTTTTGAAAAAAAATCCAAACAAGATTTAATTGATTACCTGCATCATGCCTCAAAATACATACAGATGGATATATCTCGTGTGTACGATGTCACGTTAAATCAAATAAAATTTTTTAAAAATCAAAACATTCCGTATGAAGATTTGCGGGAAATGAAGGTACTTGAAGCGAGGTGGTACAAAGCACTTGAAACAGGCAAACCCGATTACAGTGTTTATGCAAGCCCGTTTTACTTTGTCGACATTTGGGTTTGTTGGGTAACTTATTCCCGCAAGTATCTTCAAATGATACAGTCGCCAAAGTCAATGTCCGGTAAAAGCATTGTGCAAGACATGGGTAACGTACGCACAGTTATTGACCTTGGTTGTGGATTTGGATACACATGTGCGGCATGGAAAAGCATTTACCCTAACGCACAGGTAATTGGTACAAATCTAGCGGGAACGCCACAGTACAAAATGTGCGTTGATTTATCAAGCCAATATGGGTTTTCTGTAACCAATACGTATGACAACATAAGTGCTGATGTTGTATTTGCGTCAGAATACTTTGAACATATCATAGACCCTATTGCGCATTTGACAGATATTATAAGAAAATGCAATCCCAAACATTTTTTAATTGCCAGCACATTTAATTCGCCATCAATTGGTCATTTTAACGAATATGAATACAAGGGCAAACTTTACAGTGGCACACGCATGAGCCGTATGTTTAATGATGCATTGCGGCATTACGGCTATGAAAAAGTTAAAACAAATTGCTGGAACAACAGACCCGCGTATTGGAAAAAGAAAAGGTAATACATGACAAAATTAACCATTAAATATAAAAAAACCGCTGATTTAGTGCCTTATGCCAACAATTCACGCTTGCATGACGAGACGCAACTAGGCCAATTGGTCGCAAGCATTAACGAATTCGGCTTTACCAATCCTGTGTTACTGGATGGTGCAAATGGCATTATTGCGGGTCATGGTCGTGTGATGGCGGCTAATGTGCTTGGCCTAGAAACTGTGCCAACGATAGAACTGCAACACCTAACAGATGAGCAAAAAGCCGCCTACGTCATCGCTGATAACAAACTGGCACAAAACGCTAAGTGGGATGATGAAATTTTGCGCCTAGAGTTGCAATCGTTAAGCGATGCTGATTACGATTTAAGCATATTAGGCTTTGATGAGGCTAGTTTGTCACGTCTGCTTGATGTAGCGGAAACTGCCGATGCCTTTGAAGAATACAACGAAGCCATCGAGTATGAAAATAAAAATGCCAATCCTTACAAGTCTTTAATTGTGCATTTTGAGAATGAACAAGATGTTGATAACTTTAAGCATTTAATTAAACAGAATTTTTCCAACAGCGCAAAGTACATATATCACCCGATTCAGGTCAGAAAAGAAACCGAATCTAAGCGATATGTCTAAACAGCAGTTTCCTATTTACATCCCATCAAAAGGCCGTCATGAATCACGCATGACAATGAAAGCCTTGGATTCGATGGGCATGGACTATTACGTTATTGTCGAAGAACAACAATACAATGATTACGCCTCTGTAATTGATAAGCGCAAATTGCTTGTGCTTGATATGAATTACAAACGTACATACGAAACGTGCGACCACCTTGGGGATGAGAAAAGTAAGGGCGCAGGACCCGCACGTAACTTTGCATGGGATCACGCAATAAGCCTAAATTCAGGTTGGCACTGGGTAATGGATGACAATATCCGTAGTTTCCGCATATTTAATAAAAACGAAAAAATCAAATGCGAAACACCTGACTACTGGCGTGCGATGGAGGACTTTACATTACGATTTAGTAATGTTGGTATGTCAGGACCAAATTACACTTTTTTTGCACCATCTAGGCAGAAAAAGCATCCTATGATAGTCAACACGCGCATTTATTCGTGCAACTTTATACGCAACGATTTAAAGTTTCGTTGGCGTGGTCGGTACAACGAGGACACAATTTTGTCCTTGGATGTGCTGAAGGACAACTGGTGCACGATATTGTTTAACCAATTTCTACAAGAAAAAATGGTCACGCAAGCCCTTAAAGGCGGTAACACTGCGGAGTTTTACGCTAAAGAGGGTACTGCTAATAAATCCAAAATGATTGTGCAAGTGCACCCTGATGTGGCACGTTTAGCCTATCGCTACGGTAGGGCGCATCATCATGTTGACTACAACGTGTTCAAGAAAAACGCATTTAAGGTGCGTACTGACATTAATTCTGTTAAAAAGCCCGTTTACAAATTTAATCTAATCGAAAAACACCATGACACTGATGCATCAGATTTATAACCAACATTTATTATCTGCATGCCCACCGGATGTCGATTTAACAGAATGGACAGAATTTAGAACTATGATGGCTCAAGCCTCTAACCTAGTGGAACTTGACCATCCACTACAGATAGACGTTGAGTTAAATGCTGGTTGTAATATGGCTTGCCCGTTTTGCATACATGGCTACGAAAAGATTGCAAATAACAAACTGGATAGGAAAAAGTTTGAAAAGGTGCTGAAGGAGGCTGTAAGCATTGGTGTTAAAGCGGTCAAGTTTAATTACATTAACGAACCAATGTTACGCAAAGACCTTGAGGAAATTATCCGATGGACACGCGACCAAGGCATTATCAATATTTATATGGTGACAAACGGCACATTGCTTACGCCTAAAAGACGTGAATCTCTGATGCAGTCAGGTTTAACCAAGTTATTTGTATCGCTTGACGCTGTAACGGCAGAAACGTACAACAAACAGCGGTTATCGGGGCAATTCAATAAAGTGGTCGCTAACGTACTGGCGTTTATTAAAGAACGCAACGAATTAGGTCAACAGTTCCCGCTTGTGCGTGTAAGTTTTCTTAAAAATCAAATCAACATACATGAGGAAGCGGAATTTACCGAGTTTTGGACAGGTAAGGCCGATTTAATAGCGTTTCAGAAAATGAACGAAGTGCCTGACAAACATACTGGCCTAACCATCGCAGATGTTGATATGCCTACAAAGGGCTGTGATTTCCCATTTAAGCAATTGGTTATTGATGATGATGGAGAGATATTGCCATGCTGTAAGTTGGCGGGTAAAAAACTACCATTAGGGCATATAGATACTATGACACTACAACAGGCATGGAAATCACCAAAGATGCAACACTTACGCCTTATACATAGTAGCGATGAGTGGCAGAAGCACACTATATGCCGCAACTGCATGCTTAATGACTAATGCCTACCATACCCACGTATGCCCTATGTGGGGAACTAGGGTGCAAAAATCCTCGCAGTAAATTTACCTCATCGTGCATACAACATGGCGGTAGGGATGCACAGGTGTATGACCCAAAGTACAACGCTAATAGGGCTAAATACAATAAAAAGTACAACACTAAGCAATGGGAAGCCCTAAGGCAAAGGCAACTCAGTAAGTACCCATTGTGTGCGGGCTGTCAGGCAGAGGGTCGCATAGTCCCTGCGAATGTAGTTGACCACTTATTCCCGTGGACACACATAAGTGAGCAAGCGTTTTACATTAACCGCTTTCAGAGCCTATGCGCTACTCACCACGCTACCAAGACCCAATTAGAACGACACGGCATATACAGGGCGTTTGGCATGCCTGACACGGACTATGCTCGTTCTGATTACGCAAGGGTCATGGGCGTGGTCGACCCGTCAGATGCAGAGTCAGACGTTTGAAACTTAAAAATACCGACCCACTGGACAG